AGGGCACCGCCTAACCCAGCCATGATTAAGTACTAACTACTTAATTTCTAATGTGTCCCAATCAAACTCCTGAGCTTTTTTACGGGCTAGGGACTTTGTTTTTGCAACACCAACACAAACCCATCTACCACTATACCAACCCCAAGATTCAAAATCTCTAAGTCTTAATTTAGCCCAGACAGCAAACTTATTATCTAATTTGCGTTGTACTATTTCTATTATTTTTGGTTCTGTGAACCCTTTTTTCTTTTTACTTGCCATTTTGTTACCACATATTTGCCGTACGGACCCTTCTTGTCCGGACGATAGTCTCCCAATCCAACTCTTTTTCCTGCGTCGTCAACAATTTGTCTAAGTAATGGTAATGATATTATTTCTGTATCTAACTCTAAATTAAAATCTAATTCCCAATCAAAAAAGATAGGCCTAAATGCAAGTATGCGACCTCCTGTTGCGGGAACTCGAACGGGACGACTATCAACAGTCCATCCTTTTTTACTTTTTATTGGTATCATAGTGTCAATAATATTTACACAAGCTGGTATCATAGATTTCTGTTGCGTGGTTACGGATCTATTTTTTATTTTATGAAAACGTCCGCCTTCCATTATTGAAGATGTTAAATTGGGTTGAGGTATGCATGGTTTTTTTTTATGCATGTATAATTTCTTTTCACACTGTTCGTGTTCTGTTAATGGTTCTCCTTGATTGTTTGAACTAACTCCAGACGTTGCTGCTCGTGCTGCCTCATCTGTAAATCGATTGCACATAAGAGGTGAAACCCCTTGAATCGTTATATTTATGGAAACCATTAGTGTATTGTTGTGTTTTTATGTGTAATAAAATCGTACTCTCGCACGACGACGGAAAGCAACTTCATTAGAGTGCCGACTTTTTCTTCGTCAAAGACACCTCTTTTTAATTCTTGTTGCACATGGCTTGTTAAGTTTCCTAAAGACTCAGCGAAGGCTTCGATCGCTTCTTCCTCTGTTCCTTCATAAGAAAGTATTTGCCATTCTTGTTTATGTTCATCATTCATAATTTTCATTATATCATTTTCCCTCTCTTTGAATAGTTGTTTTTACTTCATATGTTGGATGTACTAATAATATTTCATGACTTATTATCTCTTTACCAAATTTAGGATGCCATTCAACCTCTTCTTTTACAAAACTATCCGACGTACCATCGTCAAAGAACGGACCATATAATTTCTTATATATTTCTCCGTCGTCCTTTTTAAGTGTAACGAGTACAGCAAATACTCTATCATTGGGGTCTGGTTTTAAATCTAATACTCTAACCATTATGCCTCTCCTTTTATTATTGTTTCTGCTTCGGTTTCAATAACTACCCTTGCTCCACAAGGAAGTAAAGGTTTGTCATTGCCGCCATAAATTACTTTACTTGGTCCTAATATCTCAACACTATGACCGTAAGTATTTTTTCTACCTTGCTTAACGGTAAGCACAGGTTCGTTTGTTCCATGTTTTTTATTAGCTCTAATTTTATGCATATTCACATGGATGTATGTTTTAGGCATTATGCTTCTCCTTGTTTTAGTTCTGGTCTTTTGTACCAGGTTCGTGTGTCTTCATCGAAATATACATTTTGTGCTCTAACAAGCCTATGTGATACTTTCTTACCTTTACTCTTTCTTGTTTTACCGGGCATTGTTCTTTTCCCCATCTTCACCTCCATTAACTTCTTCTTTATTTAAAAAATCATATGTTTTAGAACCATTAATTAAAATGTAATGACCATGCTGCGGATCCATATCAATTAAATCTTTCCACAATAAATCCTCTGCTTCCTCTAATGAGTCAGCGGTAACATATTTTTCTATGCTTGTTTTTACTGTTAATCGGATATTATAATCAGTCATTCCTTCTCTCCTCTCTTTACGAATCAATGTATAACATGGTATAATATAATATGTAAAGTACTTTATTTTATTATGAAAGTGCTTGACCACTAGCCCACTAGCTCAGGGGGGTGGGTGAGCTATGGGCTAGCACCTCTCTTTGTAACCTATTGTTTTATATAGATAATAAAAAGTGCTTGTCCAGGTAGCTCATTTGGGTTATTTTAGGTGAGCTAGTACTTTAAGTTATTGAATTATAAGGAAATGTTCAGCTTGTCCAGCTTGCCTATATAATATATATAGGTAGGGGTGGGCTAACGCCCCACCACCTACTAAACCTTACCGGAGGAGACTGGAACAGATGGAAGAAAAAATAGAAATAATCGAGATAGAAGATGTGGAAGAAAATACATCGGGCCTATCTGTAAGTTTAACACAACAGCAACAGAAGTTTGTTGAGAATGTAGTTTATCATGACATGTCACAAACTGAGGCTGCTAGAAAAGCGGGTTACAGCAACCCCGGTGTTCAGGCTCATAGAAATATGAAAAACAAAAGTATTGTAATCGGGATAGAGGAGCTGAGGTACGAAGCTCAACATCGTAATCATGTTACTTTAGATAGATCACTTCGGGATCTTAAATCAATTCGGGATGCAGCTGTGTTAGATGGAAGTTGGGGCCCGGCAATTAAAGCTGAAGAGTTACGCATGAAAGCTGTCGGCTTGTTAGTAGAAAAGAAAGCGGTGTTACATGGTCGGGTAGATGCCTTGTCTAAAGAAGAGGTCTTAGAGGAACTCCAAAAGCTTCAGAACAAGGCAAAGAATCAATCGGGTATTGAGATTGATGGGTCGGGTAAATTAATTACCAATTGATAAGAGGATAACCAAAACAGTTACCCCCATTACGAGCTGAAAGATTTCCCAATTCGTCATTTTTTCCTCCATTTTTTTTGTTTTTTATTAAACTCTTTTGATTGTTCGGGTGTTAGTCCAGAAAAGTAATTTAATAAATTTCCTTCATAATCATCAAATAATTTTTCTAATTTTTTATCCATTATTTTTTTCCTTTTACAATTCCTACAAATTCTGGAATTTCATAATCGTAATTAGGTTTAGCTTGTTCATACTCAACCTCATTTAATTTGTTATATGCACTTAATAAATCTTTATCTATTTCATTATTTTCTTTAATATCAATTTGAATGTAAGGCTCAATTATATTGATAATCTCGAACACTTCTTCGATTGTTAATTTTAATTTATCTAATTTCATTATTCTTCTCCATTTTTCTTTTATTTAATAATTTAATATATCTTGTCCACAATCTTCTATCTCTAGGCTCAACATTACCACTCACTCTCCACCAATATTCAGTTTGACTGTAACCATTGTAATATCTACTCTCCACATCACATAATCTATCTTCTAATTCTTCAACTGTTAATTTTTTAGTCATTATTCTTCTCCCTTTAAACTTTTAATTGTTTCCCAAATTTTATCCCAATCACCTTCTTTAGCTTTGAAAGTTTCTAAAATAGAATTACATTCTCCATGATATACAGTTATCCTATTGTCTGTTAATTCTATTTTAATTTCTGCACTGCCTAAATTAGCCATTTTTTTTCCTCCTTGCTGTTATTACTTTATCAAAATCGTACTTAGAACAATATCGGGCTACATCATGTTTGTTTTTGATGTTAGCAAATTTTTTTAGATAGAAATTGTATAGCGACATTCTAAGCTTTAGATCGGGATGTATGTACTCCATAAATTGCTTCATTATTCTTCTCCCTCGTTTAAATCAACATAAATATACCCATTGCTGTCGTTATAGACATCAATAATTCCTTTCTCTTCAAGAATTACAACAGTGTCTGATGGCTCACCAATTTTGCTTAAAAAATCTTCAACACTTGTTGAAGACTCCCATATTTTCTTATAAGTATTTTCTGTTTGCATAATCTTTATAGTCATTAGAAACTCCTCCATCTAGTTCATCTTCTATTAATGAGTACAATTCGGCTTCAAACTTCATTTCAACATAATCTACGTTAGATAGAAATTTACGCCACAGCACATCTCTTTTATCGCCATAGGGCATATCTTGAATATGTTTTTTCTGCATATCTAAAATATTAAACATAAGGTCTTCGTTTCCCATAAAGCGTAGTTCTTTAAATATAGTATCCATATTATTCTCCATGTTTATACCTTGTTCTACCATATAGTTTTATAGATATCAAGATAATAAAAGATAATTTTATAGTCGGGATCACGTAATAAACCACACCCCCCTACAAGAGGGGGGATTCTGATTTTTCTGGTGAAACAATTCAGTCAAAAATGAAACAGCTGTTACATCGGGGTTCGGTTTAGGTTCTACGAACTAGAACCTACTACATATTGTGCCCCTGGATTTTGTTTTTAACACTATATGTGGTGGGTTTACATTATGGAACTATCTGGTATAATCCAATAGGGGGCATAGTGAGTCGGGACGCACGTATTAGTCGGGTCGGGCGTGTAAAATCGGGTCGGGTGTCGGGACATGTGTATAAATGGTAATGGTTCAGGTAATAGAACCAGGTGTATGTATGTGTCCTATATACCTTATTTGACTTCCATAATATCCCATGCTATAACATGGTAACGAATGGAGAAAAAAAACATGCCTGGAAAAATTATATATAACGGTTTATCACTTTTAGATAACAAAACCCCAATTATTGCGGTTGCTATTAATGGCAATAAATATTCACCCAATACTAAAACCGGCGATATGCTACAAACTTATATCTTAACACGAGATATAGATCCACGTGTAGCAAATAAAACCGGTCAAGACTTTGGTATTTGTGGCGATTGTCCGCATCGAGGCACGCCGTCCAATGATCCCAAAAGATCTGTTGCAGAAAATCGCAATTGTTATGTAAGAATTGATCAAGGCCCGTTGATAGTTTACAAAAGTTTTCATAAAGGCAATTATCCAATTGCAAGCGATCAAGATATCATCGACATAGGATCTAATCGTCCTGTTCGTCTAGGTACTTACGGCGACCCTGCCGCCGTGCCTCGTCAAGTTTGGGATCTATTACTAACCAATGCTACGGGTCATACTGGTTACAGTCATCAAAATAACATAAAAGATTCTTACACAGATATAACAATGACTAGCGTAGATTCTGAGGATGAGGCACGCCTTGCCTGGTCACGTGGCGAGCGTACATTTAGAGTCATGGATGTAAAACAACAGCCCGTTAAAGGTAAAGAGATTCTTTGCCCAGCGTCCAAAGAAGCGGGACAAAAAACTGTTTGCGAATTGTGCAAACTTTGCAGCGGGTCACAAATAAACAAGCGATCAATTGCAATTATGAAACATTAAGTCGGGACACGTGTATTAAGTCGGGACACGCCTATAAATATAATTACTGGTTGCGGTATATATACACATATCCCCGGCCGCCGGGAAAAATCCCATTTGACAATATCCCATTATATGGTATTATATAGTTAACTTAAACAAATGGAGAAAATAAATGACTAAACAAGAAATAAGCAAAGAAGCAAAACAAGAAGTCCTAAGATTACTGGAAGAAAGAATTACAGAATATGAAGGCCTGGACATCAATAAAGCTGTTTTGGCCGTCAATCTTTCAATTTTTCAGGAAGAGAACGAAGAATTAAAATCTAAAATTTTAGATATGCAGGAAGAATTACAGATCCTGACTGGCGATATTGGAGCTGCTTTAGATTCAATAAATCTTCTTATGGATTAATTTCCCAGGGGGAGGAGAAATCCTCCCCCAGTCGGGACACGCCTATAAATCGGGTCGGGGTCCCATTTTTTTATTAGGTCTAGGATAGAGCTAATAAATAACACACTAATTAAAAACCCTGCTTGACTTATATACAATTGTATGGGATATTATATCTTTATAACTAATGGAGTAAATAAATGAAGAAACTAAATAAAATCGAAAGAGAAACTTATGCGGAAGCTGTAATGCAAAAAGAAAAAAATAATCTTATTTCTAAAGCTGACAAGGATGGAAGTATTAATAAAATTCTTCTTGAAGCTAAAAGATTAGAAAGAATTGCTGACAAAGCTGAACTTAAAGCAACAGTTTTAAAAAATAACTTGTTAAATTATATTTCTGAAAACACAGTTTTAATTGAAGGAAGCTATGGAAGTATAGTTTTAACTAGAGACCATGACTGGAATAAACATAAGCAAAAGTATATGTACAATACTCGCATTAACTTTGACCAGTCTCATGACATTAAACAGAAGCTAGAAAAAGCTATTGTTCTTGCAGGCATTGACGCAGAAACTAGAGAAGACTTAGATGAAAAAGTTTTTCAGTTAATGAGCAAAGAAGTAAGGCTTCTGATTGATTAAGAATTATCCTAGCTAGGATACCTAGTAGTAAGCGGAACGAAAGCAAGGGGACAAGTTCCAGAGAGACAAAAGGAGTCCCATCCAAGTAGCTCTTGGAGATGAAATACACTTACTACTAGGAACTAGTTGACTTATATAAAATTGTATGGGATATTATATACTTATTAATAATGGAGAGAGTAAATGAATCAAGTTTTAGAAAAAGAAGAAAGTGTAATAAACCTTTTCGAAGGTTTTCATACGGCGACGTTTATCGTTCCAAATCATAAAGATAAAGGTGGACGATATATTATATGTTCAGCTTCCAGGGATGATGAAGGGTATTGGGTTAGTGACGGTACGAATGTGTTTGATATTTTGTATCTTCCTAAAACTTACGGCCCCGATTTAGAGTTGGCGAGAAAAATAGTAAAAAAGCAAAATGCCTCTAATGGTATACTTAACAAAGCTGATTTTACAGAATTTTTATCAATTAACAGTGACTTTAAACCATGGAATTTAGAAGAAATAATAGATTTTAATTATGGAGGATTAAATGACTGAACAAACTACTAAAGAAACGATGGCTACTTTACCTAATGGTTGGAAAGTATCACAACAAGTAATAAATTTAATTGCTGATTTAGATTTTGAATATGATCGAATGTCATCAAGTGGTAAAGAAGCTTATGACACAATTTGTGAGTTACTATATATTCAAGATGCACCAGAGGAGGACTAAATGACTAAAGAAAGAAAACTACCGTTTAAGTGTGCAGTGTATGACGAAGGACCTGTAGAAGTAAGTAACAGGTTTAGTGGAGAATCAATAACAATTCCACCGGACGCAGTAGCTGTTTATGATGTAATCATGGGAGAGCAGTTAGTAAAGAACACTAACTGGGACAACGTACGCAAGGGTTTAGATTGGTTTATAAAGCATGAGCCGGATGCTTACATGGTGCTGTTAGACTAACTCAATCGGGTCGGCCCGTCGGGTCGGCCCGTAGCACTCCTGGTTTTTTTACACTCCATTGTTTAGATCAGGAGTGCGATTATCTATTTATTATTTGACAATATGGAACAATATGGTACTGTGTATACATGGTTAATTTATTACATAATCTGAAAAACGACCTAGCGATAGCGGGCCGCTTTTCTTCATCCACTCTTCCTACTGGGAGGGTTTCATAATGGGTCAAATTTATAGAAATTATTTAGAAAGAAATTGTGGCCTACCAAGCACAAGAGTTCACTCTATAGACGAAGGCGTTGCGGCGATGCACAAAGGTTATGCATTCTGTGACACAGGCTACAGAGAAATTTTTGTCAGAAACGTAACGCCTAACAAAAAAGCTTTTATGGAAATGATTGCCGTTTATGCGATCATGGAAGAGCTTGATCACTTCGATTTCTTTAGCGAAGAAGACAAGAAAAGAGCTAAGGCAATACAATACGTTGCTGCTTTCAAGAACGAAGCTCACGAAAGCATTAATGCTGATGTGATTGGATCCGGCGACAAAAAACAAATAAAAAGATGGAAGGAACTTAATAAACCTTTCAAGACCAAAAAATAAAAGGGAGCGGGAGGCGAAAGCCTCCCGACTAATCAAATGGTTAAATTAAAACACGTTGACAACAATATACATAATTCTATCAAACATATTTTTGAAGAATTTCATAAAAAAGAAAATAGAGTTAAGCATCTTGAGATGAAAATTAAAAAAGCAAAACAAGATTTACTCGACGCTCAAAAAGAATTGCCTGACGTAAAAGAAGATTTTAAGAAATATAAAGCAGTTCTTTCAAAAGTAAAAAAAGACCCAAGATTTATTTATACTGAAAAAGATTGTATCAAATATGATAATTACACGAGGGGTAAACATGTAACTATTTTATCTCACGATGATTTTAATTTTCTTGATCTTGTTTGGTATCTTAACTATATAATAAAAGATTCTGATGGTAATTATCGCCCCTCTTGGAGATTAAACACCGAGCATTCAGGTGAGGATAATGAGTATGATGGACGTGGTGACTTTGTATGGCTAGAACATGAATTATATGTGGCTCGTTGTCGAGTGGAAGATAACTTAGAAGAAGCTGAAGAAATAGAAAGTTATGAGGAAAATTATGAATACCAGTTAGGGCTATGGAAAGATTGGTTAGCTCGGGAGTATGAATACCTTGGCTTACCTAAGAGTTTGGTCGAAAGTGAATCACAAGCAATGTAGCAGCTTGGTCGGGCATCGGGTCGGGACACATGTAAAATCCTGACCCGATGTTTTTTTATGCGTTATGAATTAACGCATAAGCATTAGGTCATTTTGACAACATCTTATTATATGGTATTATTAATTAACTTAAATCAATGGAGAGTAAAATGAATATCAAAGAAAAAGTAGAGTTAGAGAAAAACGCTTTAATCAATATCCAAGACGAAATCAACAGCATAATCTCAGCTGACATGAAAGCTAGAATATCTTCTGATGAGCAATGGGAGATAAAAAGACAAAAAGAAATCGAGCAAATCATGGAAGAAATAGAAAATGTTCGAGGACCATTAGCAGACCAAGAAGCATTATATGAGGAAGCTTGGGAAGAATGGGATAGACTTAACGAAGTGGAGGAGGGCTAATGTTGGAACTGTTAGCATTTATACTGACTGTTGTTGGAGCTTTTTGTGGAGCTATTCTTTTAATGGGTTTGATGATGTGGGTATTTACAGGTAAATTCCCCGATTAGTCGGCTCGGGTCGGGACACACATAAAGCCCGACCCATCGCCTACCTATATGATTGTATTAAGGTAGGTATTCATTCCCTCATTTTGACAATATCTCATTCCATGGTATTATCTATTCATTAAACAAATGGAGAAACAAATGACAATAAATGCTGAAAAAATAAAAGACTTAACAAACAGTAGAGCTTTTACTATATGGTATCGCTCAGCTAAAGGCTTAGGTAAGTATAGCGTTACAGTAGCAGCTGATAAACATCAAATAGCTAAAGGTGTTGACCCTCTTATACATGTTGTAGTCCGTCCTACCTTTACTAAAGATGAGTATAGAACATTCTTTCTAAGCGAGATTGTTAATATATCACAGAAAGGACAGACACTCTACGGATACGACGAGTTCTAGGTTCCCTAGACTCATTCTAAACTGGGCGGGTTGCATTTTTGCAGCCCCCCCTCCCCCAATCCTATGCTCGAGCCGCACAGCGGCGAGAAGTAGGTTTATGCCATACGCACAGCAATTTTAAACTTTAGGTTCCCTAGCCCTTTCTATTGACATTAGAAAAAAAATAATCGAGATTAGAAACATGATTCCAAATCCAAACATGCAAAATGGTGGTCCCCAAAATTTTATGCAACGAGGGCCAATGAACAACGCAACAAGTGGTGGTCAAGCTTACAACTTCATGTCTGGCGGTAGACCTACGCAGCAACAACCTTATATGCACCCGGCAACAAGACCTCCCCAAGGACAAATGCCACCTGGCGGTCAACGACCTCCAATGCCTCAAGGTATGATGATGCCACAAGGTAGACCAAACCAGCCAATGAATCCTTTTGGCCACCAAAACCCACCACCGCTTCCACAAGGAACACAGGTTCCACCAAACATGGAAACAAAATCTAGCATCACAGATCCTATTGATATGAATAAGATTTCTAACTTTAGCGTCTACATGAATGCTTTAAGGAATCCTAGACA